GCAACCAGGCAATACGTCGAGAAAATAATTCATTCGCCATGCTCTGAACTCTTTGGAAAACATTCCAAAGCCAGGACCTATTTCCAGACTGTTGTAAATATTGGTCCTTGCAAACTGGAATATTTTTGTTTGGACCTGGGTGTAAAGCATCTGGTCGACCTCTGGAACAGTAGATTTGTGCTCTAAATCTTTTTGAAACCATTCAGGCGTTTTGCCTAATTTTTTAATTACAGATTTATTGTTAGCGTCTATGGCAGATTCTAGATCTGTGATCAATTTTAGATTTTCCTCAACAAGTTTGCTCCAGTCCGTTCCTTTCAGTCTTTGAAGTTTTTCTTTCAACAGCCTAATTTCTTCTATGCTTAACATAATGATATTTAGAACTCAAACAATTTGTTGAAGGTGTTTGTGGTCTCTGTGCTCTGCACGTCCCATTTCAGCACGCCAATCAGGTTGTCTATCTTCTGGTCAAGTATGGTGCTCTCCATTGCATCATCGTCGAACGGCAGTTCCTTGAACCATTCCGGTATACGCAGTTCGTCCACAGGATACGCTATGCTGGTGTAACCCAATGGATTGCTTTTGAGCTTACACACTATAACCTTGGCGCCATCCGTTATTGACATCGAGTACTTGTCACCATACATGTCACGGCACTTGTTCCAGTTCATGCTGGCCCTCACGTGTCCTGGCATGTTGGTTTTGCCCTTCCTGGCCTCCTCTTCTGTGTACTTGGTCATGTTGTTGGCCCGTTTGGGTGATCCCTTCTCCCATCCGGGTCTGGATTTGAATTCACTTCGAAATTCACTGATCCTGTCCAGCACATCTTTTTCAGTTTTGCCTGTCAGCACCATGTACAAGATCTCACTCAGGAAGTCTTGCACGAACACCGGAGTGTCCGATCGTTTGAGGTCGAGACCCATCGCTTTCATTTTTCCTTCCTTGCCCTGCACGTCCACTCTCTTGCCTTCTTGGTCATAGTATAGCGCCGCGTATCTCTTTTTGGTTATGAACAAACCCTTGGATGCCACAAGTTCTCTACCGGCCGCTATCACCTCGCCTCGAGTGCCCGGGCAATGGAATGCCTTGGTCATGAATGACTTGAACGATCCATTGACCTCTTCTGCTATCTTGTCATACAAAGCAACCACGGAGTCCTTGGTCCATGGTATTGTGCCGTTCTTTATATCCTTCTGTAGTGTCTTGAATGCTGAAAAATAAACTGAGTCAGTGTCTCCGTATATCACGCTCTCGCCCAGGTGGTCATACTTGCCCGCCACGATCTCGTTGACCTTACTGGCCATGTGTTTTGTTATGCACCTTCCTGTAAGGGTGACTGATTGTCCAATACGTATGTCAAAGAATCTACATCCTGGGTTAAGTATTGCTCCGTAAAGACTGTTCAGATTAATTTTTTTAACGAGTTGCCTCTTGTCCCAATATTCTCTTTCTATCTGGTTGTCTCCACATTCGTGCATCTTGGCCTGCATTTCTTTTCTTTCAGCATACCATTTCTTTAAAAGTCCGGGGATCACAGCCTCGTACTCGTAAGTGAATATTGTTCCGTTTGCACTCAACATCCATTTGTGATTGCTTTCAAAAATTACTTCGTAAAGTTGAGCCGCGCTCATACGCACACTGGTACCATCCTCCCAGTCCACCACAACTTCTGTGGCCTTGTCCTGTTTCATCACTGCCTGGTACTCCCAACTGCCGAACTGGCTGTCCCACGCCGCCGCGAATGACTTGCCCGAGTGCTTGGCCCTGTTTATTTCCGCTGATGTTATTATAGGCCTTATCTGTCCCACTATGGTCTCCGGACCCATGTTCAACGCACGGATCACGCTCGGATACAGCGAGTTGATGTCGATGGATCCTATCCAGTCCTGCAGTCCCTTCTTGGGAGTTGCCACGTATGCACCCGCCGCCGGTTGGTTCTCCTCACCGTCTTTCTTGTATTTCCTGCCGGGCACTATCATGCCACGCCTGTGTGTCTCGTTCACTATGGCCTGTTCAGTGACCGCCACAGCACCCATTGTGGTCTGTAGTAGCACGGTGTTCTGGTGTGCGATCTCGTTGGCCAGTTCTATGAACTTCAACTTCTTCTCCAGTTTGGCCAGCAGTGCGGTGTCCTGCCTGTTGTACTCTATGAACAAGCCAAAATCATTCTTGTATAGGTTGTCCAGTGAACCTTCGTACACGGTCTTCTGTTCTCCCAGTTCGTGTTCGCCGATGGCATCTAGTCTAAAACTGTGTCTTTCCTCGTATGTGTATTTCCTGTATAGTTCGAGCAAGTCCAAATGCACCCTGCCCACAAGGTCAAAACTCAACTGCTCTCTGCCATACTTCTCAAAAACTCTCCTCTTGGGTTTTTCTCCCCAGAAGCATAGTCGCCTTGTGTCATCCCCACTGAGCACTTTCTGTATACGTCCAACGGTGTACGGAATATCATATCCCTCCGAGTTCCAACCCGACAAGATATCTGCATCGTCAACTAGTTGTAGGAATGCATCTAGCATGTCCTTCTCCTTCTTGAACAGCATGGTGTTGTCAAATCGCTTGGTGAGTTCCTTTGCGTCCTGCATACTGATCGTTTTGGGCGGTACAGCAAGTGTCACTAGTTGGTCCGTCCAGCCCATGTAACAACTTATGGCAGTAATGGGCATGAACGGATCGTCTGTCGTGGCATAACCCCTTTCGGGGTCGAAGTCCACCTCGATATCAAAGAACATCACGTTCAGTTTTGGAGTCTCCTTACCCAGGTAATTCTCCTCCAGACAACGGAACACTGGATTGATATCTTGTTCATAAAGAGCCTTGTTGGACCTAATCCTCTGCTCCTTGATGAATTCCTTGTGCGTGTTGCATGTGACCTTCTGTAGGGACTCGCCGGTCATGCTTCTGTGTTTGCCCCTTGCGTCCTGATAGTAGAACACGTACCTGGCATCATACTCGGTGAATACACGGCCCTTTTTGGGGTCGCGTTCAACCACGTATATCCTGTCTTCGTCTTTCTTGTAGAGTGCGTCTATGTAACTCATCTTACCACCAATAACTGGCCACGCCATAGCCGTAGACATTTATGACTGAGAAATAGCCAGTGATCATCATTACGAATGCGGCGTTCCTCCTGTATGAGGCATAGCATTGTGTGACCGCCCCCACAAAAAACATCGGGTACACTACAGTCATGTCTGGATTCGTGGCCGTAATGGCCAGTGTGAGACTGGCCCCCACAGTGAATATGAAACTGACAAGTTCAAAATAGAACGCCGTCCTGTCACTCTCATAACTGCGTAGCCAGAATGATCTGACTTTTCTTAACATTATAGTTTGCCGGCTGTGTTTAATATACTTTCCAGAGTGTCCATCTCGTCAGCGATGTTCTGGTAGTTGCCCTTGTGTGCAACGGAAATCGCTTTGTTTATCAGTGCGGGTTTGAGTTCAAGTTCCTCCGCAATCGCTTTCACGGTGTCCTTGAGACCGCTCCTTAGGTCTTCTACCTCACCAAGAACTTGAGATCCCTGTGATATTATCTGTATCAGTTTCTGCTTTTCGGCGTCATTGAAGTTTCTTACTGCCATATTTTTCTCCTTTTTTAATATATTAATGCCTTTAAATTATTTTGTCAATTTATTAAAGTACGATAACCCGCTGATCCTCTCGTGCCAGTTCATTCTAGTCCTTTTATCATCTACATAAATGACATCTCTTATTTTACCAACATCACTTTTTACAACTTTTTCCAGATAAAGGCAATCTTCTAACACCGCCTCGAGTACGTGAGTGGAATACACCACTATGTTGTTTGTAATAATTCTTTGCGGCATCACACAAACTTGTTTTTTTATTGTGTTCATGAATTTAGGTGATCCATAATGGTACTGCACAAAAGTTTCTAGATTGGGCATCATCTCAAAATTAACATCTGAAAGTGGTGGAGTGATAGAACTGAGGAAGTCAACATTTTGCAACATGGGTTGTTGATACTTTTCCTCGATAAATTCATACCTTCCTTGATACCAATATTTTTCGATGTACTGTCTATGTTTGACTTTACACCAATCAGACACCGGAGTAGGGTCCACGTTTGTGCATTCTGTGATTGAGTTCACCTTGTGTTGTGATACAAAAAAATCGAGGTTACTAAACCCTCCTATCCAACCAATCCTCTTGGCCCTAGTGTGTTCAAGCACCCTGTTAAGCACAAAATAGTCCTGAAAATTCAGCCCATAGAGATCGCTGTCATCCCGTAGTATTTTTGGTTGTGCCTGCATGTCTTTGAGCACATGATACCAATGTTTGTAATCTATCATCTATTTTTAATTATAGATGTTAGTAACTGAATATTTTTTTTTGAGATAGGCTTATTTCTTCTTTGTGGCCACGTTCTTGGCTTTACCACGTCTGTCTGGGTTTGGATCCTGTTTCCTTTTTCTTCTGGCCGCACTTGCACGACCTTTCTTGCCCAGAGCGTATGCTTTTGATCTTGGTAAACACTTGGGTTTGCCTTCGTCCTTGCTCTTGCCACCACACGCACCTCTGATCTTGCCCTTGGGACCGAATCTCACCCATTTCTGTTTGAACCATTTTTTGAGGTCCTCATTCAGTGTCTCAGCGAACAGTATGTCGCCACAGTTCACGCAGAAGTCCACGTGTTCACGTTTCACGCAGTTGGGCACACGCTTGCCGAACATGGTCTTCATGCCCTTCTTCTCGTATCCCTTCCAGCACTTCTCTGTGATTACGTCTGTGATCCTCATTTGCTCTTGTTACCCCAGTTGGCCGCACCTTTTTTACGACACTGCACTAGAGCACCAGAGGCATAGGCCGATGGCCAAACTTTGTATCTTGATTTCACTTTGTGGTAGCAGGCGTCCTTCTTCTCAGCCAACGCCTCAAATTCTTCTTCAGTAATGCCAACTACTTCACGGATTTGCATACTACCACTTCCTGCAAGACCAATATCTTGCTTTCGTTTTTGGTCCTGGGTTAGCACAGTTGTGTCTGGCCCTGAAACTCTTTCTTGCTTTTGGATTTGATTTCCTGATCTTCATGGTCTTCTGTCCCGCCTTCCTGG